TCACTTAACCTTCGCTATGAACTGTCTCACGCCATTAATGTAGATGCCGGCTTCCTGCCCCGATTTACCGATAGGCACAATATAGTAGTAATGTTTGTCGCCGTCGTCGTACCTGTTGAGCACCGTTATAATATCGGGCGTGCCCGCAATTACCTTCGGCGTTCCTTTGCAGGTTATCAGTGCCTGATAAGCACTTCCACGGGCTATTGTCACTGTGCCGCCCGTGTCGCAGGTATAATTCTTGCCTGAATCCGTCCAGCCGTTGAGATGGTTTTTCCTAATCACTGCCGCATAGTCATTGTAAGAAATGTCGAGGTCGCAGCTGCCGCTGACGCCCGGCCACGTGCCCACTCTGTACTGCCATATGCCGCACGGCCTGTCGGGCGAACTGACGCCCGGGCGCGCATACCAGAACAGCCAGCGGCTAAGCTGATTCGGGTAAAGGTGGTTGAGGCACCAGTCCTTATTTGCGTACCAGCCTGCATAGTAGCCTGCGGATTCCAGCGCGGTAAGCTCGGACTTTAAAATATCCGTGTTCACCTGCGCAGACGGTATCCCCCCGTACCGCGCCTTGTACCCGTCTCCGTCCTCCATGTCAACTATGACAGGGTAAGACGGCTTACGGCCTTTCAGCTGACGCTTAATGTGCCGCGCCTCGCTTGCAGCGTCGGATACCGCCATCGCGTAAGAATACAGGTAAGTACCCCACGGAATGCCGAGGCGCTCACATTCGGAAACGTTGCGGGCAAACTGGCCGTCGTCCTGCGAAGACATGTCTTCACCGTAGCCTAAACGCAGTATTGCAAACTGCAAGCCTGCTGCTTTTGCCTTGCCCCAGTCAATTCCATCGTTACTGTTTGAAACATCGATTCCTTTGATACTCATAAACATCACCCTCCATAAATCAGGCCAACGGAGGCTTAAAACAGCCTCTGCCGGCTAATTTTTTGCATAAATTTAGCCGCCCCGTTGAGGAGCGGCTTTTAAGTTTGAAGCAGATTTTCTTTTGTGAAGTTCATATCCAGCAGCACCTTGCCATCCGGCTGCAGCCGATTCGTAAGGTACCGGATGTATTGATATCCTGTGTAAGTTTGGGCCGGTGTTTTATCATCGGCACTGAGGAATACCTGGATGCTACTAAGCGCATCCTTTGTCAATTTGGCCTTTAAGGCATCCAGGGCTTCCTCATCCCCCGCGCTGCTGTTCTGGATGGTTAAGGTAATGTGCGTCTGGCCGTCGTGCTCCGGGCGATAGCTCTCTTCCACCGATGTGGCTGGGATAACCGTACCGTCTTTCAATTTTACTGTGAACATAGAATTACTTCCCTTCTAATTTTTTTAGCATGGAGAGCTCATCCTTGCTGATTATTTTCAGCGCCCATTCGTCGGGCACATGGTTAACAAACCGCTTTTTGTTTCCGGTCAACCGGTAAATGCGGTTCCAGTAATAAATATTCGCGAGAACCCGTGCTTGGTGCATGATGCAGATGTAGGTTGCGCGCTTGTCCGGCGTGCCGAAGCACTGGTAATTGTAGGCGCTGCACCAGCTGCAGCCCTGCGCAATCGGGCAGTAGAAGCACTGGTCCGTAGACTGTGTGCGGCGGTCGATCTTTTTCAGACACTTAACACACTGCTTTTCTTTTGGCAGCGTCATGATGCCGCGATCCACATTGCCAATAATCAGCGGCGGGGCGGATTTCCCGAGTGAACTTTCCATGTAACGCAGGCACGGGAAAATGTCGCCCTTCCAGTCTACAGCCAGCATGTAGCCGGTCCCGCCGCACCAATTATCAAGGTCATGTTCTGATTTTGGCCGACCAATATCACTCTCAAAGAGGGAGATATACACGTCTTTGTACTTTCCAGATTCAATCAGATAATCGGCAAGCTGTTTCAGTTGGAAATACAGCGCCGTCGCGTGCTTTGGTTCCCAGCCTTTTTCGTAGACACAATTTGAGAAAATCTGGGTATAGCCTAAGTCGATGAGGTTTTTCCATGCTTCAAAGGCATAGTTGATATTCCCGGGCGCCAGCGTCATTTTGCTGCCCATGTCGCCGTGCCAGTAATCGCGGAAATGCTGCACCCCGCGGATGGCAATGTCGTAACTGCCGGAACCGTCCGGGAAGACTCGGCAGGCGTCGTGCAGTTTTTTATTTCCATCAATGCTAATGGAAAACGAGAGGTGCGACTGGTGCTTTTTAATAAATGCCTGAAATTTGGGATCAAAATACAGGACTCCATTTGAGCAAATTGAAATCATATAGGCTTCGGCCCACGGATGATGCTTTTTAATTGCCTGGTCGAGAAAATAGTCAATAATTCGGTCAATAAGGTCAATTTCCAGCAGCGGTTCCCCGCCGATAAATTCCAGGATAATTGCCGGGCTGATGGTCGGATTGATGTAGGTATTGGATTCATCAGCAGAAAGCAGATAGTCTACAAATTTCTTTGCAACAGAAATGGGCATCACATGGTGCCCTTTATTGATTTGATAGCAGTATGTACAGCGCAAATTACAGGCATCTGTCACTTGGAAAGTTACAGAACGCGACAGGCGTTTTTCATGGATATTTCCGTTATATGGCTGAGGAAAAAGCCGATTATAGTAATCTTGGAATGGTTCAATTCGTTTTTGCATCAGCGACTACCTCTGCTGAAAGAATTGCAGTATTAAAATCAAGGCTCCACTGTACTTTCTTATCTTCAAATTCTGGACGGGAAGAAACATATTCCTTCTCAAGTTCAGCTTTGGCTTCTTGATATTTTACATAATCCCCTTGATTGTCTTTGTCCCATTGCTGAAAAGCCTTTGTATGAATATCATAATCATGGGATAGCATAAACGCCATAATTTCCTTTGTACGCTCCATATTATACTGGAGAGCTTCTATATAATTTGACTGTTCTTTGTTGATTTTAATCTGTTCCATAAGAATATTTTCTCCTTTTTAAATTAATCATCACATATATTAATGCCTGCAACCACTGCAGCCTGTACAAGCACCACAACTGCTTGTACAACTTCCAGAGCAATTACCTCCACAATTTTTAGCACTACTGGATCCCCTGCATCCGGAACAACCGTCACATTGTCCTACACAGTTATTGGTGCACCCACTACAGCCATCAGTACAACCAGCACATCCATCACATGTGCCAGTACAGGAGGTACAGGCATTTGTACAGGCCTTTGAACAAGTGCCAGAACAACCGCCCGTGCATGTATCGGTACAGGTACCGGTACAGCCGCCCGTACACGCCCTACAGGCAGCACCACAGGAAGCCTCACAACCATTTGTACAGCCAGAGCAGGCATTCGCACAGCCGCCTGAACAACCATATGAGCAGCTGCTGCCACAGCCAGAGCAGGCATCCGTACAGCCGCTGCAGCTACTGCAACTTGTGCAGCTTGTACATCCAGAATAACATCCCATTGTACAAAGTCCGCTGCACGATGCCTGACAACTACTATGTGGTGTTGTCGTTGCTTCGGCAGCATAAGTATCCACAATTTTATTAAGATTCGCCGTATTGAAATCTGACGGGATTTTTGCGCCGGCGGCGGCATCGGCAAGGTTTCCCTGCGGTTTGACTGCGATAATTGGGGCAATTACTTTATGCCCTTGTTCGGTACGGATAATCCCGCCCGACGCAGGCTGTGCCGTAAAGTCCCAAGCGGTACCCGCATAAGCTGCCATGCTTCCGGCACCGTAGCGGCGCTGCATTTCGGCTTTGACTTTCTTTTTAATTGCGACGATTTCATCCGCCGTTATCAATTCCTATCACCCCCATGTAGCCGGTACCGGTCCCCAAGCCGTACCGTTATAATACTTCACAATATCGCCGTTTCCACTGTCCATCCACAACAGGCTTGTGTCATCCGGCGCGGCGGCCTGCCGTACATAGCCACCCGTTGCAGGCAACTGCGACTTCGGCACTTTGCCGGTATTATCCAAAGATGCAATTCCTCCCATGGTACCCAATTCCGACCGCTGAACGGCCCCGGCAATTCTTTTCTTTTCCTCTGCTGTTACATGGATGCTGTTATCAAGTGCATGAGCAGCTGGGGCAGCGCCGACATCCTCCGGAGTGTTTGGTATGTTTACACTGACCGGAGCGCTGCCGTCATACGTTGCTGTAGATCCTCCCGAAAATGCGAGACTGTGCGCAACTTTGCCCGCGGCTGTATCACCGTTTTTAAGCGCATCAACATCTTTTTTCTTAGCGCAGATAAGACTGCTGTCAATCGTCGCTGTAATGTTGGCCGCGTTTCCAACCTGCGCTGTCATTACAAAGAGAAATTCTGTCGGGCTGACACTGTATGCCGGAATTTTATCGGCTGTAGCAGATGTGTATCCATACGCATACAGGGTTTCTTCCGCATCTGGCATATTCGCGTACAAACCAATTTCATGCCAGTAAAATGGTGTTGAAATACCCTGATTGGAAAACCAGCCTTCTACACGCGCTGCATTTTTGTTTGCGCTGATAGCAGTGATCAGTACATCTTTCACTGGGTCAACCAGTGCGGTAAGGCTCGCAACATCTGTACCATCTGACAGAGTGCCCTGTCCGATCTGCATTTTTGTGAAATTCAGTTTCTGCCCGGTCTGTGCCTTTGCCAGTAGGTTCTCACCTGCGGCGGTTAAGTAAAATTTTTCGATTGCCATTAAATCACCTGCTTTATTTCAAATACCTTTGCGGTCTGGAGGCATGCTCCAAAGTATTCCACACATCCGGCGCCCTGCTCATATTTAAGCGCAAACCCCATGTTTGCGGGCTTCACCTGCTCCACCATATCCATAATTGCCTTCACACCGATTTTTTCGGATGGCAGCGCAGCAATGTAAATCTGAAACGTATATTTTTCAGGCTGAACCTCCACGCGGGTGCCCGCGTGTGCCTGCTTAGAAACAAAGTCAAGCAAATAAGCCCCGTTTAGAATGCTGTCTGAATAAATCCGGGCAAGGATTGTTTCCCGTCGCTTCTGCTCAGTGCCCGCTGGCGCAATGCCGAGGATTTTTTCCCATCGCGCAATACCGTATGGTGTCAGTGTAGAGACAAACAAATCGGCAAAAGCGTTCTCAGTACACTGGTTCAGCCGATTCAGTTCGGCACTTTCTGCGGCCATTGTATGGTTCAGTTCCTTTACCGGCCGCAGCACTGGCGGAAGATAGCTTGTAAGGTCAACTTGCCGCATTGTTTGTTACCGCCCCCAGCACTGGTATTTTATCCTCCGGCACAGGCAGATTTGCCGCCGTGCCGTTAAGAGTCAGCCCTTCGACATCCAACACACCGGCCACGTCGAGAATTTTTGACTCTATCTGGCTGACGCGCACCATAATATTTCCATCAGCCCACTTTGCAGCAAGTTCCGCAAGGTAGTCCTTGGCTGCGGCTGTCACTCCCGACTGAATGTCCGTCCATACATGCCCTACTGCACAGGTAATGGATGCAGCCACATTTACAGTAAAATCTGCCGCACCCTGTACCGTTACAGAGTGCCCGATTGGAGCAAGGCCAACACCTTTTGCATGGCTGTCCACCGGGTCAAGCATCTGTTGCACTTCCTGCACCAGTTCAGCCGAAGGCACAGCATTTTGTGACGTTGTGAAAATCACTTTCACAGTGCCGGGGCCGTCCCAAGTAGGCAGCACTTTTACTCCGCCCACGCCGGACACCGCACCGACCTTTTCAATGTAATCCGTGATATTCCCGCCGAAAGCCTTCACGTTCAAGCTGTCAAAGTATCGCTTGCGGAAAATCTCCGTGTCCTCTTCATCCTCGCCGGGCACGAGAATTTCCGTCAGTTTTGCGGATTCCAGCCCTTTTACATAATCAATCGGTATCAGCGTACCGAGATACTGATTTCCACAAATGCCCGGCGTTTCGCACCGAAGTTTGCTGTGCGTATCGTCAATGGCTTCCGTCACAATATAATTCAGGTCTTCCAGCGAAAAGCGTGTTCCTGCCGGCACAGCGGCACCGGAGAATTCACCCTTTAGCACAGCAGCACTCGCCGGGTATGGAGAAATTCCCCTTTCGGCGGCGCGTTTAATCAGATACTCCCGTGTTGCCGTGTCTGCAAAGGATTCGTTCAGAATGTTGTCAAGCTGAAGATAGGCAATCTGCAATTCCACTGCGGCGGGTGCCAATGCATCATAGATAATGCTTCCTTCACGCTTGTCGAGCGTGTCCGGTACGCGGTCAAGCATTCGCTGCAGGATAACATCAAACGTAACGTTTTCATACATTCAGGTCCACCTCGGTTTCATACTCAAAGCTGCCAAGTTTACTGTGTACCGTAAATTGTACAGCCAGCACACCGCCGCGTCCCTGTGCAAAAGAAAAGCCATCCACGCTGTCAATTCGGTCATCCTGCGTGAGGGCTTCCGAGATCCGGCGCTTTAGCTCACTCTCCACATAGGGCAGCGGCATTCCAAAAAGGTCTTTCAGCTCAATGCCATAGTTCCAACTGAAAATGATGTTCTCGTATCGCTCAATATTGAGAATCAAATAAATTGCCTGTTTGAGCGCGTCTATGTTGCCCGTTTTTCCTGCGATGGTTTCCGCCTGCGGCATCAGCCGGTAAGTCTGGTTTGGCTGTGCCGGAATGTCTTTGGTGCTTAACGGCAGACTTGCATAAGATTTTGGCAGCATTGTCAGCCCTCCCCGATACGGTCAAGCACAACGAATTTCTGCCCTCCCGGTACTTGAAACAGCAGAACGTGCTCCCCAATTTTCAGCGCATTATGGATTGTATACGGCCGGCGGCTTCCACCAGAAGGAGTAATGTCTGTCCGATACTCCGTTACCGCTCTCGCCAAAATTAAAAAGTCCGCATCAAGCTCCAATTTCTGGCTGATGCGGATTTTAAGCGGTGACGCGGATGTCACGGTTCCGGCGAGCATCGCCGCAGGCTTTGCAGCATCGGTTGTCTGCTGCGAAAGTTTCCGCAGCACGTCTGTAAGTTCACTGACCGGCATCGAACACGCCCCCTTCCAATGTTAAGTCCATCGTATGGGCACCGCCTTTCCATTTATGTGTGCATTGGTTCACGACAAGCCACCCGTTTTGTTGCACTTCTCCCATATTCACTCGAACAAATACAGTACATCCTGCGCGAATCCGATTATCCCCAAATACATCTTTCAGAGTAACCGTGCGCTCCACGCGATTGTACAGGCTTAGATAAATATTAGCTTTTTGCTGTGCGTTCGCCGTGCTGTTGATGGATTCGTACTTTTGCAGTGTCCCCCATTCAGCCATGTGGTTGCTGTCCTGCGCTGAGAAGATCTGGCGTTTTCCGGAATTTGAATCGTTGTAAACGAGTTTAATTTTGTTATATGATTTATTGTCGATACTGCTCTGAAAGTCATATCCGCCGCAAGTGTCAGCGTCAATGAGAAACGGCACGGTCATGTCAGACACATTTTTTAAGGTAAGCTTACCGTAATCATCGTAAAGCACATAGAGATTGCCGTTTGCCATCACGGTGGAATCGAGGGCGTCCTGCACAATGTCAAAATAGGTTTTTCCGTCGCCGACGTAGGTCGGAATGTTGTACCCGGTGTTTGCTAAAGAGCCGTATTTCAGCCCCATATCATCCGCAACCATCCGGATGACCTGGTCCGCACGTTTGTTTTTATAAATGAACACATCCGTGTTTTTCAGCTGCCGGAGTTGGTCATATGCCGTCACCTTAATTTTGCTGTCGCCGCCATGGCTTACCGTGTAGATTGACCCAAAGAACAGTTTGTCTTTGTCATCCATGAGCCACACAGCATCGCCGTGCGCCAGCGTAAGGTAGTAATCACCAAGAACCGTAAAGGTAAGCTCACCCGGCGAACCTTTCCGTGAGGTTTCCCATGTAATCTCATCCAATAATACTGGCTGCATGATTTTCTGCTTATATTGCGTAAAAAGCTGAATCACGGAATAATCAGCACCTCTCCCGGCCAAATCCAATGTCCGCTGCTGGAACTTGCCCGACCGTGTCTTTTGGCAGTGCTCTCAATCACAGCTCTGTTGGCACTGTAAATCGTCGAGTACTTTGAGCCGCTGCCATACTGCCGCTTTGCAATCGTCCACAGGCAATCGCCGCTGCGCACCGTATATGTTTTTCTTGTCGGCGGTTTTGACGCGGGACGGGATTTTTTTACTGCTGCCCGCGCAAATGATTTTCTTGTTGATGACGGTATTTGGATAACCTTTGTGCCATAGTCACGGTACTGTTTGAGCTCAAACTGTACCGTAACGTCGCCGCCGTCTTCGGCATCCTCCGTGTGCGTGAAGTCTTCGAGAGAGCATTTGATGTTTGTATCCCACAGTTCCCCGCTGCCGGGAAGTTTGCGGAGAATGATAAACTGGAAGGTCTTTTTACCGGTCTTCAACGCATAGAATTTTTTCAGCAGCGTTGCGGCGCTTTCCCTTTTGCCATAGCTGGAAAACGGATAGTCTGAAATTGGGAGCAGCGCTTCAAAGCTGATTTCCGTCAGTTCCGGCGATTTCAGCCGGTTAATTTCTTCGCCGCTAAGCAAGTCGCAGACTTCGTTTTTGTTCCCAATTTTAATTTCCAGCTTTGCCGGGGCCACCGGCAGCAGAATCTTGTCGATGTAAAACTGATAGGCCATTACCGGTGAACCCCCTCTCCACTGGACGCGAGTTCTTTCCGCAACGCCGATACAAGGTAAGTAACAAGCCCGTCTGCGTCGTCCCGGCTGCTCACGCTCTGTGTGATACCGCCCAAGTTGATATTAATGTTCTGGTTTGCCTGCCGCTGAATTGCTGTACGCTCCGCGAAGTCCCGCAGATACTTAATATCATCATCTTTGGCCGTGTTTTTTTCAATGTTAGCAAGGTGCTTGTTTGCCTTTTCCGCGGCATCAGCGTTAGCAAGGTGCTTGTTTGCCTTTTCCGCGGCATCAGCGTTAGCAAGGTACTTTTTTGCCTTTTTCGCGGCATCAGCGCCGGGTAATACGCCCGTTGAAGCACCAGGGCCAAGGCCTGTGCTAATGCCTTTCAAAAAGTTTGACGCTTTCATTTCCGGCATTTTCCACTTGCTGTTTTGAGACTTGGCTGCAGCCGTGTGCATACTGGAAACAGCCGATCCAATTTTACTTCCAGCCACGCTGATGGCAGTTACTTGTTTGCTAATATTACTGTTTCGTATTTTCTGTTCTGCTGCACGCATTTTGCTCAAGGAATCTGCCTGTGAAACCTGAGAATTCATATAAGAAGAATCCGACTGTAAAATTCCGTTTGCCCAGTCTTGTACACCGCCTGCAAAGTCTGCCTTAAGATGATAGTTTTTACCCGTAATCTTGTCTATTGCATCCAACACAGCGTTGATTGGGGTGAGAATAGCATTCACGGCATCCTGTACTGCCTTAACCGCAGCCGACATGGCAGACACCATTGCGTCCTTTATCCCAATACCCATAGCCTGAAAACCAAGTTTTACATTATCGGTAAATGTTTCAATCTGTTCCCATGCCGTGCAGGCAAAATTATATATTACCATTCCTACAAGCTGGAAACTCATACCTACAAGATTTACAGTCATTTTCAGAACTGTCAAAGCATTGTCAAGACCGCCCACATAGTTGATTGCATATGCAAGCACACCAGCGATAGCAGCAACGATGAGGATGAATGGTAGCACTGAGGCATTAAGGCCAAGCTGTGCAGCCGTGGCTATTTTTGTCACAATCGTCCATGCCGCCAAAGCGCCTATTGCTGCGCCAAGGATAGGCCCTACAATGCTCCAGTTTTTCTGGGCAAAGGATGTTACTCTCGAGATACAATTAATAATCGGAATGATTCCCTGAATAATTCCAGGAAGTGTATTTGCCACACCGATAATAGTCTGTTTGATTTGCGGCATATTCTGCTTAATGCAGTCCAAAAGTTTCATTACAGATGGATAAAGAGAAAAGCCAACTTCTTTTTTTACATCGTCTAATGCCATCTTAACCTGCTGGATTTTACCCGCTGGAGTGCTTGCCATAGCCTTGTTCATCTGACCGACATTGTTCGTGATAATCTGTGCCAGGGTGGCTGCACGCTGCTGTTCATTGCCATATTTAAGGGCTTTTTCTTCCGCCGCGCTGAATGTAATGCCGACGCGGGCAAGGGAGCCAACTTCGCCCTGCATTGCTTTACCCATCATGTTGGCAATTCCGGTCATGGCTTCACTTGTCACGTTGACACCGTTTTGCTGCACGGCAAGATTGTTCATGGCCGGGATTAGTGTGTTCAGCGAATCGACGGATCCGAGAAATGTTCCGAGCTGCTGAGCACCGGCAATCTGCACATCATCATCTACAACGCCAAGGTTTTTCTGAGCTTCGGTCAGCTTGCGAACGGATTCAATCTGCTGATCCGTTGCCCGCATTCTCTGCCGCATAACTACCGTCAGCTTTGTTTCGGCGCCAATTTGCTCATTTGCTGCATCCAAGGAGTCCTTAACTTTTCCTGCTACCCACTTGACCGCCGCAATACTCGCGACCGTGCGCATGATGCCCTGCAGCTTCTGACCGAGAGCACTAATGGAAGGCCCCGTTTGTTGGATAGAATTCTTGAACTTATTCTGGCTGGAAGTGCATTTTTTGATGCTGCTGTTAGCTTTCTCAAATGCCGTGCTGCTGCCAAATGAATTAGCTGCAGTTTTTACTTTACCCATGGCAGAAGCGGCGGATTGGGAAGCCTGCATAATATTCCGCAGTGCAGGGCTCATGCCGTCATAAAGGCTGATTGAAGTGGAAATATTCATGCTTTTGCCTCCCTTTCCGCGTCGCGCTGCTTTTTGGCGATTCGTTCCATGACAGCCCGGATAAATATTTTTGTCCCATTGTCCAGTGCAAGGTAGTCCCGCGGCAAAATATGAAGCTCTGTCAGCGCCCATTCTGCAATGACGGCGTCCGGGTCGCCGTCCTCAATTAGTTTTTTACCTGCTGCACCTCATCGGCCTGCTTTTCAGCGTCCTCATCATAGCCATTGACGCTCTGCACAGCGGCAAGCAAATTGTCATACTCGCCCGGCAGAAGCATCTTGCCAAGCAAGGCTTCCTCGCCCATCACACCGTAACTGTTCTGAAGTTCCGCATCTGAAAGGTTCGGAAAAGCGACAGTCGCGGCAATCATTTCCGAAAAATACTTTGCGGTGTCAAGCTGCATAGTGTAAACGCCGTGTTTCCCCTCAACCGGCACCGGCTTCAGATTCTTGTTGCGAAGCTTGCCATTTTTGTCGGCCGGAATTGCTTTCAGCTCCCACTCGGCGGGCTTACCGGTAGTGGGGTCAATAAAGCGTTTTGACACAGCAACCTTGACCGTTTCAATCGGCTGTGCGTTCTGAGCAAAAAAGGCACTCAGGTTTCCAGCATAAGTAACGTTTTCGTCTGCCATAATAATCCTCCTTTTATTCTGTCATGCCAGCGAGCGTACCGAATTCTTCCGGCATATCCGCATCTTCAAACGTGAAGGCAATTTCTTCGTCCAGCACATTTTCGCCCGCGGCGAACTTCGCCAGAATGATGGAGTCGAAATTGCAGCCTTTGAGAACGACCGTCTGGCGCCCCACGGAACTCGTCGGGTCTTCATTGGTACACTGAATTTCGAAATAGGTGTCTTTTCCAGTGTGGAGGTAATCGATTGCAATCCTCCGCATAATGGACGACACATAGTGCATCGTCATCTTTCCGGTCAATTTGGCACCGGTAGTTTTGTTGCCGTTTGCCACTCTGCCGAGAATGGGCACTTCCTTTTTCTTCTTTTCCATCTTAGCTTCGAGGCTTACCGCGTTTATCACGTTGTACCGGCTGCCGCCGATGGTGGCGTAGCATTCGGCTTCTGAAGCGGAAATGACGTCGCCTGGCAACATTGTGATTTTAGGCATTACTTTTCATCTCCTTATTCCACAACGACACTCATATAAAGCTTTTCCATCGCGCACACAGGCTTGACCGATTCCGACACAGACACAGCATTTTTTGCTTCCCCTGCATTGACTTCAATGTCTTTGCTGTCAAAATCTTCGATGGCGTGCAGCTGCTGAAGTTCCTCGTGCAGTTTTACGAGGTCAGACCAAAAACTGACACGGCCGGATTTGTCGTTCTGTACCTTGTCAAGATAGCGCTTGTTAAACATTGTCGCTGTATCGTTGGCAATCTGGTCAAGCACGCGGATCACCTGGTTGAAGCTGAAATCTTCATTTTTATCCGGCATGAAGCTGATAAACGTGTTGACATCCGAAAGAATATGCGCCTCACCATCCACACTGTGGAACATCAGTTTTCCGGATTTCAGTCCCTGTTCCAGTTGGAGCTGCGTATAATCCGCTTTGACGGTGTATTCGCCGTCATACTTTCTATTGCCGCAGGATTTGTTCACTGCACACCCTGCTTCTGCGCCGGTCAGCCAATATACAAGGCCGTATTCCGGCTCTCCGTCACCTATGCACGCATTGTCGACAGAGATAATGCCTTCATAGTCAGCTTCTTTTGCCCGGTACAGCACTGTCTGGAATTTTGCGCCCACTTCGTCACGCATCCGTTTTGTAAATGCGGTAAACAGTGACTCAACCTTTTCGTCTTTGGTGGGGCAGCCAAGAGCATGGAAAGCATAAGGCTCCAGCGCGTTGAGTGCAGCCTGATAATCGTCGCCGGTTACCTCAGCATCTGCTCCGCCGGTCATCGGTGTGCCTGCTGTTGCTTTCAGCGTGGCGGTGCTCTTGAAATCGACAAAATCATTCGGCTTCAGAGCCGCTGCTCTGTCAACCGTCTGTAGATCAACCGATCTGCCGTCGAGCAAAGTTGCAACATCAAATTTTGAAGCGTCATCCACATTGGTTGCAATTACTGTCTGGATGTCGTTGCCACGGGTGCCGCCATACTTTGCTGTACCGTAATCGTTGGCCGCTTTTGTGGCCGTGCCGAGGCGATAAGCATAAAGCATCCGCGCATTTTTGAAAATCTCCCGCAGCGGCTTGATGTGGTCATCTGTGTATCCATAGCCAAAAATTTTCTTACTGCTTTCCAGAAAGTCCTGTGAGGTAACCGTTATGACGCTGCCTTCCGTACCCCAGCTCAGCTGCAAAGGCATTGCGACGATACCGCGGTCGGATAAGGCCGCTGACGCACGCTGTGCAGAAATAAAGTTGATGTACGCACCGGGAAGAACTTTATTCTGGGACGTAAAAGTCCCACCTCCAAAAGCCATTTAATTCACCTTGCCTTTCAGGAACCCCTGCAAAATGGCATCCGCCTGCTTGCAGGTATAACTTTCATCATTTGAGAGCAGTGCTTCCAGTAAATCCCGCTGCCCTGCAAATCGTTTGGAACGAATCATCTGCTCTTTTGTGTAGGAAGGTTCCTGCACTGTATTTTCCTCATCCATACATTTCACTCTTTCTTCGTTGTCTGTCTGGACCGCATATTCATCATGTTATCAAGTACCTTCCGCTCGTCCACGAAGACATCATAGTTGGCAAAGCAATGGAGCACCCCGTCAATGACCTGAGTGCTCCACTTTGCTGCCCTGATCTTTGCGTCGCCCACGGATATTGTCCGCAGCGCCTGTTCCGCGCGCTCTGCAATATCATATAGCCCCGTGCGGTCCTCTCCCTTCGCGGGAAAGTATAGAATGTCAAACGGCTGCGTTTCCTTGCGTTGCCCGCAAGGGAATGGCTGCCCGGAAACTTGAATCGGGTGGATTAGAAAACCTGGCTCCAGAAAATCCTGCTCGGAATCATCCGCAAGCACCGGCAGCTTGAATTCTGCCTTTAATGCTGCGGCAATCCCATCAATCGTTTCGTTTATCATCCGAGCACTCCCTTTAGATACTTTTCCAGCGCGCGCTGAATTCTTGCCTCCGCGCCCTGCTCCACTTCCTGCGCGGAAATTGTCATCATGAACTGGCCAGGCACCCACGCTTTGACAAGCCGTTTCCCGATTGCCGGAACGTATCGGCCTGGGTCCTGCCGGTGGCCATACTCCACATAAGAAGCGTAGAGTACATTGTTGGAAACCGTGATTTCATAATTTTCTCCGGCTTCCTGTACGGCGGATGCGCACCAGCTTTGCTTCAGTTTTCCGGAAATGACCGGCGTACGCTTAATACATTTTCGCAATAACTCTGCAGCAAGCTGCTTCGCCATGTACTCGCAAAACTCCGGCATATTCTTTTCGAGCTGTTCTATTTGCTTTACGAATTCAGTGAACTGTGAAAAGTCGAAGTCACCGTGTGTGTCCATTACGGATGCTCCTTCCAAAGATTCAGCATGATTTCCGTATGGCTTTCATAGACCGCAGGCTGCCCACTCTGACAATAAGCTTCCGTTTTTCCTGCCTGCGTAACCGTGATTTTGCTTCCCGGCTTTACCGCAACACCCGGAGGCAGGAACAGCTTGATTTCCTGCGTCAAAGCCGGGATACCATCTGTACTGGTCACTGCAGGAGCGGAACTGCACGACAAGCGGCACGGCTGGTTTTCCAGCACCGTAACGTCGCGATACTTTGTAAGACCATTCTGCGCTTCATAAGGCTGCTTCTCCGTCACTGTACATTTACCTGTGTAGAGCATCGAAAGTGCGGCCTGTATCTCATTACAAGGGCTCATCACCACACCAGCTTCCGGTAATGCGAAAAGCGATCCTGCCCGGCGGCGCACAGCACCCCAATAGCCGCGCTTATGCGCTGCTGGGGCGTCGCGTCCGCCGCAAACTGAACCGTGGTATCACCGGCGTTTACCTGCTGCACCACCTTCTGCGTCTGTTCCTCCGAAAGGCCGCCTACAGCATACTTTGCACTGAGAAAAGCACCGGCAGCGCGATCTGCCTGTGCGTCACGCAGTTCATCTGGGACATCATCAAGGCCGCAGGCGTCACAGATTTCATGCGCAGCTTTGTCAATACAGAAATCAAGTGCCCAAACGTCCACTGCTGCCACCTCACAGCCAAGCATTTTCAGCCGGGCAGCGACATCGTCTTTTAAGGTGCTCATTCCGCTGCCTTTTTCGATGGCATAATCTTACCCATCTTTGCTGAAGGTTCCGGCTCCGGGGCTGTTGCCTCCGGAACCTTCGAACCCGCAGCTTCCGGAACCGGTTCGTAACCACGGTCCTTGTACACCTGAAGGTTATTGGCGTCAATGTTGCGGGTAATCCCGCCTTTGCAGATTAGCATTTCAACTACCTCATTTCTCAGGCGGTCGGTTTCGCGTGCAGGTAAACGCCCTTTGCCTTATTTTCGTAAACAAAAGCGTCATGGTACTCGCGGAACTGGAACAGCCAAGAATCCGTCTTCTGGTTTTCATCCGGAGTAAAAATTTTAGGCAGACTGAACTTTACAACCTGGAGGATTGCCTGCGGGTAAATCATCAGGAAGTTGATGTTCGACGCGCCAGTACCTTTTGCAAAACCCCAGTTTGTGGAGCCGTCGTTCAAGGTGATGCCGGTGTAGAAGCGGGATGATGGGACATAAACAATCGGCATTCCGTTGTAACCGGAAAGCTGATTCGTGATGCCATTGTCAGAGCCCCATTGGCGGGAGACAGCCTGATTCAGTACCGGTTTCAGGTCACTGTTGATATACAGCCTGCGGCCTTCCATTGGCACTTCGTCCGCATCCATCTGGCGGGACGCTTCGTCAATGGCGGAAAGGACACTATCCTTTGTTAGCACGGCGGCCGTTGCTTTGCTGATGTTCGCGTTAGACGCATACTTTGCAAAGCGGTAGGCATCCAGTTCCGGGATGACATGTTCCTTCATGAAATTCCCCGTCACCGTACCGAAGGCAAGGCCGAGCGTCTGCTCATTGTCCATACGGTCAATGCTGATTTCCTTGCCGCGCTCTTCAGTCAATTTGAGTGTTTCCCAGCCAACGGAAACGTCGCCCTTCGGGTAGCCAGCCGTGCGGGAATAGTCGCCGAGACCGGTCGTAGAAACCTTCATCACCCGAACTTCATCCACACCTGAAAAATCCGGCTGCACAGCCGCGTCCATGCCCTGTGTCAAGCTGGCACTTTTGTAGATGCCATCCACAATCGGCATAAACCTCTTTGCATACTCAATCGAATTCGCCATTATTTTTTACCTCCATCGTCGTTATTGATTCCAGCGCCCTTCATGGCTGCTGAAAAGAAATCGTCCATGCCGCCATCCGGCAGCTCGTCACGGCCTTCCGCAGGCTTAAACCCTTTGAAAGCCGGTTTTTCGTCTGCCGCCTTGAACAGCATCTTGCTGTCATCGGCGGTCTGAAGCTTCTTAATCTGGTCAGACAGGCCCTTTACAGCACCAGCATCATCAAATTCAACCTTTTCCGGGTCGATGTCTAACAAGGCGCGCACAGCCTTTGTGTTCAGTGCATTGGCACCCGTAAGCGCAAGCTGCACCGCGGATTCCACTTTCTGGCTCTTCAGCTGCTTCTCATAGGCGGCCTTATCGCTGGCATTCTGGGTCTGAAGCTGCGTAATCTGCTCCTGCAGCTTTTCCGGGTCTACTTTTTTCAGGCCGTCAATCTGCTTGTCACGCGCCTTAACGTCCTTTTCAAGCTGTGTTTTTGCCGCCGTGAGCGTGTCATACTCGCCCTTGGCAACATAAGTTTCCAGCTCTTTTGCGGACGCTGCGGCGGCTTTTCCGGCCAGTTCATCGCTGATGCCGAGCGCTGTAAAATCTTCTTTCTTCATAAAATACCTCCTGTTTTTGGGTATGAAAAAAACAGCCCGTGAAGGCTGCCTGTTTCTGAAATTGAGCATAAAAATACCGCCTACCAAAAGGTAAGGCGGTTAATAATCGCGGAACGGGCACTTCTCACAGATGTCCTTCCAATTTGGCTTTTGCTTGAATCGTGCTGGAATGCTTTCTTCTCGAATTCCTTGATTCTCTAAGCAGTCAATATCTTCTATCCAATCGTTAATAAGTGGGCACTTAACCTTTTCGGCCGTTCCGCTCTTATCGGGAATATATTCTACAGTTCCATTATAAGGCATATTTTTTAATCACCTCTAAAATAGCGCGCGTGTTATCATCGTATTCGTCTTTTGCATATGCTGTCCTAATCAGATTGTTCAACGTGTTTACATACACCGTTCCCTGTGTTCCATAATAACGCTCAAATCGACCGCCCCATACAGAAACGGATATTTTGGCATCATGTATCCACTGGATGGCTTGCTCCCTTGTAACCTCATGCCCACGTTCTGAATTGATATGCTTATCATCAAACGAAAGCAAATCCATATCAACCGGTGCGGGGGAAAAATGAATTTTTGCGGTCTTAGGAAGCTTTCCAGCAGTTCGAATTTTTTCTTTTATTATATCACTTTTGCCCGAACTTACAACATCACTTTTCTCTGAAGCATTATCTACATCCTGTGCTTTCCACTCATCATAGGTCATATTCTCCGGTACATAGTATGTTTTGCCGTCTTCTCCACGGGCGGCGCGTTCTCCTGGTGCCTCATCTTCCACCACCGGCGCTTTGCAGCAGCGACAGCGGGCATGAAACGGCGGAGCATTAATGCCCGCTGCTTCTTCCTTCAATGGGAACTGTTTACCGTCCATGGCAGCACACGTTTCACAAGTAGTGCTGTCCAGAGCGGCAACAATCTCGTATTTCTCGACACCGAGTTCCGCAAAATTGTCGGCCTGCGCCTGATTGGCAAAAAACGTGCTCTCGGTCTGCACCAACGTCTGTGCGCGGCTTTCCGAAACAGCAAAGCGCTTGGAAAGGTGCTGCACCATTTTATCCGGCGGGTCCCCTCGAATGATGCCCTGCGTCAGACCGGCGTTCAGTTCCTGTAACAGCTGAGTACGGTTCTTCCAGATGCGTTCACTAAAATCGGCTCCGTCCGCCGCCCACGGTTTCGAGAGAACTTTGTCTACCTGCGCCGTGTCAATCTTTGCGAACGGAGCACCGTGCCCGGCAGCTTTCTGTACTTCGTAGGCAGTGTGGTAATAAGTGTCTTCATAGATGCTGGAAAGCGTATCATGCAAGCCGCTTTTAAGGCCATCGGTCGCCTCGTGGGCGTGCTCATAGCACTGCATTTGTAACGCTTCCAAACGGTTGATATGGACGCGGGTGGATGCATTCACAAGCTGCTTTGTCCAGTCGGCGGATATGCCGTTTTCTTCGCCGTGCTTAATGTACTCTTCCACCGTCCAATGGAATTCTTCCAGCTCGTCTTTTTTTAGTACCTTTCGCGCTTCCGCCATGCTGATGCCGTTATTTTCGGCAAACTTGGCGCACCACTTTTCAATGTCGGCCTGCATGGAACGCGCCGCCTGCCGGTAGGCCGCCGAAACGTCCTTCCCGTAGTCATCGGCCTTGTGCATTTCCGCATCCATGAGGGTACTCATTCGCTTTGCCCAGTAATCAGGATTTTTCATTGCTGTTCACCGGTTCCTGAGGCTGTCCGTTATCATGCTGTGGGAATACACCTGGCGGATAAGCCGGAACTTCTTCCTGCTTCTGCTCTTTCATCTGCTCCAATTCTTTGTCTACATCATCAACAAACGGGTGGTGTGCCAAAATTGTGCGGTCGGAAACAAGGCCCACACTGTCTTTACACTGCTGGATCAGCTCGCTGTTATTAATCAGTACATTTCGGTTAAAGGTAATCTTCACCGGCACGCCGTCAAAATTACCCACCCCGCTATTCGCAAGGTGGGCATTGACAAACCAGAGCAGTTCTTCAAAACTTGCCTGGAACTCGATTTCCATGGCGTTGGCGTCCAGGTCAATATCTGAATACATAGACTGGATATTCATCTGGTTCGGATTTCCGTTCAGCCGGTCATCTTTAGCATCATAACCGCGGGCATTTTCAATCAGCGCCTGTTTGAAGAGGGAAAGAATTGTTTTATAATTTTCAGCATTTAATTCGATATTCAGCGTGCTGACGCCTCCGCCCGGGCTGCCGGTGTCATTCCGGACTTTCACAGCACCATAGGTTGCAAGGTTACGCCGCAGCTCACCAAGGTCGGTTCCGTCGTAATTAACAACGACAAGAATGGTATTACGCGGATCTTCCAGCATTCCATTTTCAAACGCACTCTCCATCAGATTGATAGCGTCCTGCAAAGGCTTCACACGGCAAATCAACGGGATTTCTGCGGCGTTGGCCTTCCACGCCACAAGCGGAATCTTCGACCAATTCAGCGACTTGCCACCAACTGTAGCGTAAGGCGTATGGAATGGGGTTTCCGGAGTCAGCAGCCCATTCTCTAACGCGAAATAGTCGACGCCGCCCAGCGTGAAGACTTCAACGTGCTCCACAATCTTTTCAGTTTCACCCTCGTACGCTTCAACTTCGTATAAATAAATTGCAGCGTCCAGCCGTGTGTGTTCCGCGTCTGCCCAAAACGGCAGAACCTGATACGGTTCAAACCGGCGAAACTGAAATGCACCGTAATCGTTATAATACGGCATCAGCCATCCGATACCGCCGTTCAGTGCGTCCTCGCCAAGGAGGCGAAGCTGCCGCAGAAAGTGCGCACCGAAAATCTTTTGAAGCGCGGCGGTATAGGCCTTGTCCTCACTATCAAAAGTCGGGGGCTTCCCCAGCAAATAATCCGTCTTCTGGTTCACCATTCTTGCATATTGGTTATCTACGATTTGCGCGTTCGGCAGGTTATGTACCACTTCCAGCTTACCATCTTTCCCTATTGCCGTGCGCTGGTGGTACAGAATGTCCTGCTCGCCGCGCTGGTACTTGGCACCGGTAATCTGTGTCCGGCGCTGCGGAGACTGCTTCCACTGCTGAATCTGCCGGGTAAGAAACTGCCGGTCGCTCATCTGAGAGGCCGCCCCTGCCTGAATCATCCCGTTAATTAGGGTCGTTTCTGTTTCGCCGTCAAAAAAATATGGCGTACTGTATCACCTCTTCTACTCAAAGCTGAATGTCGGGCCTTGCAGGATGGTATTCACAAAATATCGGATGTCATCCATCGCGTGGTCGTTTTCTTTTATCGGCTTATCCTCTGCTTTTTTGTCATCCCAGCGGTAGGATTTGAATTCTGTAATTGCACCGGAGCAGTTTTCGCAAACCACAATTTTACCATCATGGAAAGCCGCAGCAGTACGTCGAATACCATTCAGAACATCGTTGTTTGCCGGGCGCACATAGAATTTTCCATGCCTGCGTATGCAGGCGATGAAAGAGGCCGCCGACGGGTCAATTACAACCGCCTGAATCTTCCGGCCACCCGCAAGCTTTTCCAGTGCAGCGTAGTATTCTTCGTCTGTGCGCTGCGACTGTGTATCGCGGCCACTGTAGTAATACTCGTCACAGCGGTACCACACGCCCTTGCATAGTCCCCACAGCCCCATACTGCAAGGGTTCAGTGTGCCATAATCGCAGGAAATGTAATATTGCACATAGTCACGCGGCTGGTTCGGTACAATGCCCTGCCCGTTCGCTTGTTCCGGGTAAATTAATCCTTCCGCCACTACCCATTTACCGAGTATATAACGGTCATAGAATACGCCGGAATACATATTTTCATAGCGCTGCCGGACTTCCGGTGAAAGCGTCAAGTTGTCATCCATCGAAAAATGCAGATGCAGGGTATTCTTTTTCTTCGCCTGCTGTACCCATTCCAAATAGAACCAATGTGCCGGTGATTCTGGGTTGCAGTTGAACCAAAAGCGGCTGCCCGGAACGCTGCATCGGGCAAGAGCCTGCTCCACAAAACTGCGCGGCATCAAGGCTACTTCATCAAAAAGCACACCGGCAAGCGTCATACCTTGAATCAGCATATAAGAACTCTCGTCGCGTCCACCAAACATGAAATAGCTGTTCCTATGCTCACCGGCAGAAATAATCAGCTTGTTTTCACTGCGCCGCTCTTCTACTTTGAATATTCCCTCCAGCCAGTGAGACATTTGCAAAATAACGTTGCGCCGCAGGGATTCAATCGTCTTGCCACAGATGGCAAAAATCTGACCGTTAAACTGCGTCATACTCCACATAACAAATCCAGCCGTCATGGACAGAGTCTTACCCGACCGAATCGAACCATCACACAGTATGGCATCATATCCGGCGTACCGCGGCAGCTGCCACCATTCCATTGTAATCAGCTGCTTTTGGCTGAATCGTCCGTACTGCACGCAGCGTCAGCTCCCTTCGCGCTTTCCCTGATTTCTTCAAGCAGATTGTTTTCTGCCTGGTCGGTCTGTGTGTTCACTGGGTGGTCGCGCCACTTGTCCGGTCGACGGTTCTTCAGCCACATGGCGGCCGCTCCGGTGTCGGGGGCAACCATTTTTGTAACGCGCTTGGTCTCAATGCCGCCTTCCAACGTCACTTCATCGTACTGAAAACCTTTTGCCCGCTTCAAAAGTGCATTCTCGACCTCAATATCAACGACTTCTTTGCCTCTTTTTAAGGTGTCCGATATGTCCGGATACTTCTTCTTCCAAGCAGCAAGAGTAGACCGGCGAATTCCCATGTTGTGGGCAAGCTGCTCATCAGTAAGGCCGTCCCGCGCCCAAGCTTCCAGAAGTAGTCGGCCGTCTTTTGTCAGCCACTTTTGATATTTGCCTTTCGCCACATGGCTCACCACCTCGTTTCAAACGTTTTTGCCAATAAATATCCGCCCTGTGTTCTGCCGGCCCGTAGACACGGACATTGAACGCAGGACGGTAATGGGATTTCATAGGATCACCACCAAAATGGCATAAAAAAGGACGCCGCGATGGGCGCCCCAGAAAATGTTAAATAATGTTGAATATTAGAAAATTAAATGATATAGTAATGACAAATAAAAAATATTGGAGGTATTTAGAATGTCAAGAAAAAGTTATTACTATCCAGCTCTAAAATGGAAATTAGGCGAAAGGGAGGCATTAAAGCAAATTTCAACGCCATCTGATTCTTTTATACCAATTTTTGAACTTGTCGAAGACTCATACACAGGCATTGAAGATTTTTTTAAAAAAACTGCATCTTGCTATAATGGGAAATTTTATTTTGACACAATTTGCATTGATGATAGCGAAAGAAACATTTTAAAGAATCTTATTCGCTATGCCTCTCAGCATTCAATAGAAGCATATCCAATTATGTATCCAGAAGATATTAAATCCGGATTAGTACAACAGGTTTCCTGTCAAGTAAGCAACTTTGGATTTAACATCCCAATACCTGAAGGTTCTCTACCCAATAGCCAAATTGTTTCGGATTTGCTTCCGTATGCAGAAAAAACGAACCTCTTTCTTAATGCAGGAATTATTGTTACAGAGCAAAATGATAATTTAATTACTTTTGCATGTACTGATTTCATTAAAAAAGAGGAAAGTAAATTAACAAATTTCTACAAAGTCACATTTGCTGCTTGTTCAATTCCAGAAGAACTAAGCAATGTTGAATCAGGCGGAACCGAATATTTTACACGCTACAGCATAGACGTATTTGAGCGTCTAATCCAAACATATAAATCTCATTTGCTTATTAGTAAGCTTTCATACTCTGATTGTGGTTCTGCCGGATTATCATATGTTAAGTTTGACCCAAGAACAATGAGAGTATTGCCAAAAATAAGGTACACAACCAATAAATATTATATTGTGTTAAAAGGTAAAAAAGATTGGACTACCAGCGCAATGACTAAGGGGTATAAAGAATTAGCACGTGAAGTCGTAAACTCTAAATACTACTACGGAAAAGATTTTAGTTATGGTGATGAAAGGATATATGAAAAAGCAAATGACCAAAGCTCTGGAGTTGGGAATAATTGTCAATGGGTAACATACACTACTAATCATCACATAGCTGTGTTAGTGGCACAGCTCTCCAGTTTACTCGGTGTTTGAGAGTACTTCTAACAAAGCCATTAATAGTTGTACGGTCAATATTTTGTGCAGCTATTTCAGCAAGTTTATATCTGCTTTTTGATTTTAATCCTCTAACTATTTCTGTGCTTTCACAGATAAGTTCTATAAGCTCGTCTTTCCATAACAAATTAGCTAATTGCACACAATTTACATGATGGTTTACTTTCGGCCTACGCCTTTCCTTTAGCGTAGACCCATTTTTTGTTTTGTCAATGCAGTAGATTCCCCACCACTTAGGTATAATCTTTCGAGCTTGTTTCAAATGTTCTTTGCAAGTAATAAGTGTCATAGTGTCGAAGACTTCATTGTATGATGGGACCTGTCGAGGCAACCTTTCCAGAGTATCCTGCGGGCTTTTAATTTCATATCCGTGTAATTGGCCATTTACAATTGCAATATCGGCTCTGGTGAACCCGCCACAAATATCAAGTTCACTAATTAGATAAGTATCATCATTGTTAAAAGCTGGTACTCGTGAAAGAGCTGAAATCAACATTTTCCTCATGTCTTTATCATAAATTGCCATTACTATCACTCCATCATATATGCTTTGCTTATTATAGCAGTTTGATAAAAACTTTTCCATACTCAGATTAGCAAAATCTAAATAAAATTGTTTCAAGCTCACGCGGCCTGCCGGTGCTACCCCGGCATTAATGCACTGTCAGCCGCATATATTGCGCCGCCCACTGTTGCAGGCGGCGCATAAAAGGAAGGAGGTTTGTCAGCCCGATATTCATACCGCCTCGGCGCCGGGCGATGCATTTTTTGTCCGTTCAATCGCTGTTTTATAATATTCTGGATCCGTTTCGAACCCGGTGTACTTTCTCCCGCTCCGGATACAAGCAACCGCCGTCGTACCGCTGCCCATGCAGCTGTCAAGGACAAGCTCGCCGGGATTCGTGTAAGTTCGGATGAGATATTCAAACAGTGCCACCGGCTTCTGCGTCGGGTGCAGGCCCCGCTCGCATTTTATTTCAAGCAACTGGCGCGGGTAATGAACGATGCAGGTTTCTGTATCTTTCCCCAGGCTGCCATCCATCCGGTAAACCGAATCGCCGTGCTTTGGAATCGGCTTTCCCCGGCGCTTTATTGGCTTATCAAGTACGATTATGCCCTGAGGGTTGTATGTAGGTGCGTGCTTATAAAATACGCAGACTTCCTCGATGCACCGCAGCGGCTGATGCTTTGCAAATGCAAAGCCAGTCGCCATATTTTTGTACCAGTACCAGCAGTACCGAAAAATCTTTGGCTGGCTGGAGATTAGCCGTGTCGTAAACGGCTGGCAGGCTGTCAAAACAATGGCCCCGTTGTCCTTGATAATCCGTAAATACTGTTTCCACAGCTTATTAAACGGAAGAAGGCTGTCCCACCGGCAATCCGTTATGCCATACGGCAAGTCGGAAAGTATCATGTCTATACTTTTGTCTGGGTACATACTCATACCCGCGATGCAATCCATGTTAAATATTTTGTTAATGTAGTTCATGCGGCTCCTTCCCGTCGGAGCCCGCACACTAAGGCATGAAAAAAGCGCCCGGCCATCGCCGAACGCCTTTCTGAAATTCCTTGATTATATTGTAGCACAAATAAAGTACCGGGAAAGTCCGGTTTTGTCCGAAAGCGTCCGGCTTTTTAGCGAATCATTCCCGGAAAAACGACCTGGTCGGCCAACACCATTAGCTGCAGCAGCGCAACCCGTACCCGCTCAAGGACTTGGCTTTTGCTGTAATTTACTTTGTCGGCAATCTCTTTCCATGTCGGCCGGCGGCTGTATTTTCGGTTCTTCGGATCCCCCATGTACCGCAGCTCCAGTATGTACCGGTCAACCGGATCCAGCTTCCCCAGTGCAACGCCCAGCCAATTCTGTTTTTCCTGCAGGTCCGCAATCCGTTTCTGGCAAGCCATCTCCTCCTTTTCGTAGAATCGTGCCTGGTCCCTTAATGCCATGGAGGCTGTCCTGTCTCCGGTCATGCCTTTGCCGCCCGGCAGCCCCGTGAGGTTGACGGACGGCAGTGTTATCTCGCTTTTCTCAGCTTCGCAGTGGCGGATGGTAGCCCATTCCTCGGCAATCATCTGCGGGATATCGTAATAGATTTTCAACAGATTCTTCACTTCATCGACCGTCAATGGTTACCACCCTTTTCTGCATTTTACCTGTCAACTGCTTTGTAGTTCTCGCGCTGAAGCTCAAGCTTTAGCTCTTCAATCACAATTTTATCGATATGTTCCCAGAAGATTTCATCCTTTTCGGCTTCTTCAGCGAGCCTTGAAATCGTTCCAAGGAAGTCCGCCGCTCGGTCATGGCCGAAACCGAACTGCTCGTGCAGAGCGACGATTGACAGCTTCACATACCGCATGAAATTCTCATTCTGGATACTGTCGTCGTATTCTTTCACAATAGCCTTCTCGCGTTTCGTCAAACGCATTGAAGCAGGAATGTGGGCTTTCATGTATTTCTCGCCTCCAATGATTTGCCATTCTTCCGCGCGTATATTTTTCACGCTCGTTCACACTTTGTTAACACAGATTTTTTTTCAAAATGAAATGCTCGTTCACACTTTGTTAACACGGATTTTTTTCAAAATAAAATGCTCCTTTACACTTTGTTAACAGCATCAGTCAAAATCATCATCGTACTTATGCAGCTTCAAAGCAGTTAAATTCTTTCTAAATTTCGGCTCGATACCATTTTCATTTACACTCTCGTACGGAGATAGTGATTTGATGTACCCTTATTTTCGCCTGTAATCCTCTGTAATTGATTTTTGTGTTGCACACAGTATCTTTTCCTAATATAGCTTATAAATGTCGCACATGGAATCGTAGAGCGTCACAGAGGCATAATAGCTTATCCCACCTTCCATAACTTTACATCCGTCCTCGGCTCATCGGCGTACTCCTTGGCCAGCTGCACCTTTACAATCTGCGCGTCGTCGCGGTAAGCAATCCCGTTCAGGGCGTCGCAAATAATTTTCAGAACGTTGTCACAATCTGGTTTCTTTGTCGGTGCCATTTGCCCGGCCAGCATGGCCGCTTTTACGCGCTTGCTTTTGCTTTTCGGGATCGGATACCATGCAGTAATTTCTACCGCTACGGCGGCGTTGTCGGCAAACCTCAGGCCGTTTGCTGCCGCTTGATACCGCAGGCGGACAAGCTCTTCATACCTGACTGTTTTGTCCGGTGTGTATGTAACACTGGCGCCCGTCTTTATCCGGACTACCTTTGGCCGGGCCTTGCCCTGCGGCGGGCCTGGAATTGTAAAATTTATCGTCATGACAGGCTAATCCTCCCTTGCTTCAAATTTTTGCAGCTTCTCGATAGCCGCCTGCAGCACAGCCTTGTCGCGGATAAATACATTATCGTGGTCTGCTTCGCCCTCGATAAAGCTCTCTCGGTCGCTTATCAGGTCCTTCAGGCCGGCAATGATTTCAGCGGTTTTCATCAGCTTTTCCTCCTGTAATCTGCGGCGGTAAGCGCCACAGCCTGGTAGTGGTCGGAGCAGAGCCGGCTGTACGCGCGGTCGCCGCAGGTCTGCCGCAGCTCGCCGTCCGTCAGCATCAGGTTGCTGGTGATAATCGTCGGCTTGTTTTCCCGGTACCGCTCGTCCAGGATAACCATCAGTTCTTTGCGGGTCCAGTCGCTTGCCTTTTCGGCGCCAAGGTCGTCCAGGAGCAGCACCTGCGCCATCAGCGCCTTGTCGAGAATCCGCATCTGGTCTATGTCGTCTGCATGGCCGTACATCATCAGTTCCAGCTGCTGGGGGACGTCCCAGTATGCAGCGTGGTATCCGTCTTCCAGCGCGCAGTTGAGTATTGCACAGCCGAGGTGCGTCTTCCCGCATCCCACGGCGCCCATCAGGATAAGTCCTTTTCCTGCGCGCCAGTTAGCTTCCCGGTTCAGCAGGTAATCCTTCACGGCCTCGTATGCTTCTTCAGTGCCCGACCGGCGCTGGTATCCGCGGAGCGTGGCACTTGAGAACATGTCCGGAATCTCGGCCCATTTGCGGCGGCGTTCTCGAGCCACTTCATGGTTTCGTGCTTTCTTGGCCGCGTCCTCGGCTTTAATCTCGGCGTCCCTGCAGGGGCAGGGCCTCTTGAATTCAACAAGTCTGCCGCCCATCCGGATTTTGGCCGCGTAGATGTGCTCGCCGCATTTCGGACAAATCTCGCCGGTGTCGTAAACGTCCGGCCGGGATAATATCTTTTCGTTCATGTCGTTCACTTCCCAAAATTTCTGTATCGGTTCGGGTCGGTCAAGTCAGGCCCCGTGTTCGGCGGTGCCTTGGCTTTTCGGTCCTCGTTCTGCAGCACGCTGCGCACATAGGCCGCCGAACGGCCCTGGCATCGCGCTGTCTCGTCGATTGCGTCTAAGACGCGCTGCACCGGATAATCCCGGTAAAGTTCCGACAAGATCATGCCGTCCTTCGACGACGGCATCGGGTTGACCGTATCCTCAAAGGCCTGGCAGACACGCCCGAAATCTTTCCTCGCCCCGGCATCGGGTGTAACGCCTTCTGCCGTAGAGGCAGATGGGGTATTATTATTACTAAGCTTACTTAGGGTATGGTTAGGTTTGGTTTGGTTAGGTTTGGTAAACGCGTTACATTTCAATTCTGTAACGTTACATTTTTCGTTACACGGCGTTACAGTAACGTTACTCGTATCACTGTTTTTGTGATTTTTTCTGTCTCTGTAACGCTGTACACGTTTTCGTGTTTGCTCCTTTTGATACTTGATGGAATCCAGCAAAATGCCTTCATGACAGTCCCAGTTTCGTATTAGTACGGAATCTCCTGACTGCTCCAGAAAGTTCACACGCAAAAGCGTTTCATAGAACGCCTTGGCGCCTTTGGCACCGCCCTTTTCCCAACCTGCGGCCTGAGCTATGGCACGCGGCGGAAAGTTCGTAACATCTCCGTCTGGCGCTGCCGTAGCTGCCCACGTCCAAAGGCACACCATCAGGCCAACTGCATGGGCATTCGTTATTTTAAGAGAATCGGCCAGATTATAGATTTTATCATGCTCCCGGATGCTGTCTTCAACCTGAATCCATGCCATACAGTGCACCGCCTTTACAAAACTTTTGTAGGAATTCCGGTTGCTCTCTGGATTTCCCGCTGAAATAAGCCTTTGTCTCCGTTCCTGCTTGACATATGCAGCAGATAAATCCTGTCTGCCGCCGAAAGGTCCGTAACTCTTAAGAATTCGAGCAGATGCTCGAGACTGAAATGGCTTTTCAGCAGCCGTTCCTTCTGTGATTCGGGCACAAGGCCCGATTTGATGTTTTCACGGAGAACCGGCAGGCTGTAGTTACATTCAAGCATAAACACATTCACGCCTGAAAACCTGTATTTGATGTAATATGTATCAGTCGCAAACAGCAGCTTCTCCTTTGTCACTGTGGACCCCAGCAGGAATCCTACAGGTTCCTCTGCGTCGTGTTCCGTGTCAAACGGTAAAGCTATCCACGAACCAATAAGCAACTGGCTAAGCGCCCTGACGGTATGGATGCGGAACGGATACCGGAACTTCAACGCGCCGAGCGCGTGCTGCGTACCTGCCGTCATATAAAGGTCAATCCCGCGCTCCGCTAATCCATCTGCACCCTTTGCATGGTCGCCATGCTCATGGGAGATAAGGCAACCTGCGACGCGCGGCAACAGGTTTAAATAACCTTCCATTATGCGCCGGGAGGGAAGCCCGGCTTCAAGAAGAAGTACAGACTCCCCATCGTCGACTGCATAGCTGTTTCCGGAACTTCCGGAACCCAATGCATAAACCTTCATTGTTTAGAACCCCACATCAAAAGCCTGCTGGCCGTTTCCCTTTTCCTGCTTTGCAGGCTGTGCAGCGGCCCTTTGTTTCTGTGCCTGCGCAGGCGCTGTACTTCCTTCTGCCGGCTCTTTTACTTCCCCGGTCTCCGTATCCACCTTAACGCTCCTGCGCTGTGCCGGCTTCGGCAGGGAAGCCTTTTCAGGGCTTACGTCAACATCGATATATGTGCGGTTTGCGTTTTCATGGATCTCATTTTCCACACGGGCTTCGGCCATTCTGGACTCGCGCATTTTCATATACTGGTAGTTGTCATCAATTTTCTTCGGGTCGCGCGGAATATGCTTTGCACCGTAAACTTCACGCTTGATGGTCTTGAGGCACATCTCTTCGAGCCAGCCTTCCTTTTTGACCTTTTGCCTTTTGCCGTCGACCCACTCCGTGGCTTCTCCGCCCCAGAAATTGGCGGACGCGTATTTTGGCTTACGCTTTTCAATGTCATGCATCGACATCATAACGAGCTCGTTTTTCTCCGGGTCGCCATACTCGATATACCCGAAGCCGCCGATTATTTTTCCGCGGTCAAACGGGTTGTTGATGCTGAATTCATAGCTTTCTATGTGGTGCTTGCTGTCCTTTTTGATTGGGCGGAACGTGTCGCTGTCATAGACAAGCTCAACAATGACATTCTTCGGCGGAGCGACGGCGTACTTCTCGGCAATGTAGCGGATGCCATTGTAGCCTGGCATCAGGTTTACATCATATTTCCTTGTCTTGTTATTCTTGTACGGTATCGGGAAAAGGTGGTTCTCCTGCATCATGTCAAGCCCCATGCGGGCATAATGGACAATATCCAGCGCAAGGTCGTTGAGGTTCACGTTGTCCCATGTCACCTGCAGGTCATTGTCGTATTTGTGGTCGCTGTTTGATTTGTTTTTTCTCTGACGCTCGTCTTCTGCCATTTTCAGCGCGCGGTCAATCGCGATAAAATAGCCCTGAATCAGCTGGCGCTGGTAATCAGTAACCTGCGGCGCGCCGACCGTGCCGCCGAATTCCTTCATGACCCGCGTGGTAAAGCGCTCGCTTGCGCACATTGTTTTGACGGCTGGATTTTTTTGTTCCACCGGTCTAACATTTTCACTCATGATAAATCCTCCTTGTCGTTGTTTTCCGTCCTCAGTGCCTTGTCCACATCGGACACATAAAGACTGATGGTCTGTGCTTCAATCTCCATGGGATGGGATACGCTCTCGGCATCATCGTGCCAGACCGGCATCATAAGGCCCATCTTCCGGCCAAGAGTATCAACAATATCGAGCCCTGCGTTTACTTTTTCAGATTTGCTGAGGCTGCCATAATCTTTGCCGTCTACCTGCGCTTCGCAGCAGGATTTCACACCGCCATTGACCTGCATCTCAAAGAGTTTCCAGCGGACTGTACGGAAAGAACCGTTGACTTCCGCTTCCACATCTGCCGCTTTCAGCTGCACGAAAAGCTCCGCAAGGTGGATCATGCTGTCAAGCTGTGCAAGGCTGATTCCGAGTTTCTTCTGCTGCCCCTTGAGTTCCGCAATTCTGGCATCCTGCTTTTTAATGAGTTCGGCATCTGCCTGTTCCTGCTGGATTTCATTTATTTCAGATTCAACCGGTGCGAGCTTTGCCTGAAGGCCCTGTATCTGCGCATCGGCTTCATGCCCGGCAGCGTACAGTTCTTTCTGCGTTGCTTCAATCTTTGTGAGCCAATCGGCATACTCTTTTGTCTCCTCCCATGCCGGCGGCGTGACAAGCATCTTCTGCAGGCCTTTGATTTTCTGCTGCCCGTGGTCAATCTCGAGTTTCACTTCTTTAATGTTCTGCTCAGCCTCATCACGGCTTTTTGTAAGCCTGCCGAGCTCCTGCACCATTTCCTTGCCCTGCTGCTGCATGCCGGCGATTCCCTTTGCCTTCTGCTCATTGAAATTGCCTTCAAGCTCATCTATCTTTTCCTGTGGGTAAGGCCGGCCGCATGTAGGGCATATACCGGAAGATTTATCGAACTGCCTGCCGTGCTCCGCTATGACGGCTTTGCGCAGGGAAGGGATTTCCTTGTTCAGCGCATCGATGCGGCTGCACCCTGCGATGCTGCTGTACTCCTCCAGCTTGTCCTGCATAGCAGCCATGTCCCTGCGCAGCACTGAAATCTGGTTCTCCAGCGCATCGTTGCCGCCGGAAGATTTTCGCAGGTATTCACCGCGCGCCTGCTCCATATCTGCCTTAAGCTTGTTTATTCTGCCGCGTGCCTCCGATATGGATTCACCCGACCGGAACGCATCTATCTCTTTGCGGATCTGCGCACGCTGTGCCGCCAGGTGCGGCAGCCGGGCGGAATCAGCGGACATATCTGCGGCAGCAGGCTTTGCGCGCTCCGCTTCGTCAATGCGGCCAGGGATTGCCGATATTTCATCATTTACCTTGCGGCGGTTCGCTTTCCAGCGCGTCACACAGTCAGCAACCGTGTATGTGCCAAGCTGCCCGCCGAGCGGCGCCAGCTCTTTGTGGCGGGCAATGACGCTCTTGTCATCGACTCCCCCGGCAAAGAGGTCCAGCAGCTTCTGGCGGCGCACGTCAGGCTTCATTACCTGCGCGAAATAGTCCGGCCTGCTTACTGTAAAAATATCTTCTTCACTGCCGAAATGCGTCCTGACATACTCAGCGTACTCGCCGGCCTTCTTCGGTACATCGTCTATGTAGTAGTCCGTAGTGTTGCCGGTGCGGTGTTTCTCCGGTTCGCCGCGCTTGCGGGTGAATACAGGTTTGTACACCCTGCGCAGCGTAGCGCTGCTGCCGTCTTCAAATGCAAACCCGGCGGAAACAGACGCTTCCACGCCCTCGGCCTCACCTTTGGGAAGAATTTTGTAGTCCGCGCGGTCCTGCTGGTCTTTGCCGGTAAGCAGCCAGAAATACGCATCGGCCAGCGTGCTTTTCCCGACGTAGTTAGCGCCGTACACAGTGGCATTCTGCCCACCGAAATCATGCTCGTAATGCCTGCAGCCGCGGAAGCTGTCAAGCCTGAGCTGGTTTAGCCTGATCATCTGCAGTCTCCTTCCTGTGGCCGCAGCAGGTTCAAAAGAGTACATACGATGGAAGCATCGCTTACTCTTGAAGCTTGCATGGAAGAAATTAACCTGTAAAATTCCGTACGGCCAGACTTGACGCCACCGGGCATCATTGCTATACTGAAAATAGAATTGTTATGTTTGCCGCTTTCGGTGTTACCAGCGCCGGTAGCGGCCTTTTTCATGGCTTCATCGTGTGCGGCGCGCAATTCCTTGTAAGCTTCTTTCGCCTGATCTGCACTGTAGATTCCGAGCAGGCGAAGGGCATCAATAAAGCCCTCTGTTATATCTGAAAGCCGGTCAACAGATTCGTGGCTGCCCATCAGCCCTATGCAGGCTTTCTGGTCTGCCAGCCAATCGCGGGCGGTTTTCTTCATTTCACTGAATTTCATGCTGTCTCATTCCTTTCCTGTTTTTCAGACTGTTCCAGCTCCTGGCCGTTCTGGGTAATCTCCATGGTCGCGTCCGCTATGCGGCGCTGGCCAATTGTTTCAGCAATAAGGTCCGCTATGTAGGCCAGGTGTCCGGCGCTCATGCCGGTTATGTTCAACGCCCCGCCGTCCGTTGGCAGCTTGTATTTATGTGCTGCATAGGCAATACCGGAAGCGTACTCTTCGTCAGTGGTCTGCCCGATGTGGCTGTGATTTTCCACCATGCGGCGAAGCATGAGTGCAGCAAAAGCTTGATGGTTGCTTATGACTTCCGGGGTCGTGCGAAATATAACGCCGTTCATGTACTTTCACTCCCTTCCGGCTTGTGGGTACCGAGCTTCGGACAAAGCCCTAAGCCGTCTGGGCGCGGCAGCCGCTGATATTTCTCATACACATAGCAGCTGCGTCCGCGTTCGCATTGCGTACATTCACAGGTACTATTTTCTTCGTTTTCCATGCTTTTCTCCTTTCTGCCTGGTCAGGCAGATTTTTGCTGCTCGATATAAGTGAGCAGGTCGTCCTTGCGTACCCGCCAAAGCTTTCCAATTTTAAAAGCTGGAAATTGTCCACGCTGAGCAAGTTTATGAAGCCAATCAAGGCTAACGTGCAGGAGCGCTGCAGCGTAAGATAAATCAAAGATTACAGGTACGCGGTTCCAATCGGTTTCATTTTTTTGCATGAAGTCACCTGCCTTTTCTCCGCCTACTGCAGCGGCTTGTTTTTCCTTTCCACCAGATGTAAAATTGTGGTGGAAAGGAGATGATAAAATTGAGTGCACAAGCTAAAATACATTGCTTTAACTGCGGATGTGACTACTATGTTTATAAATCCGAAATGCAGAAAGACCATATTGTTAATTGCCCCCACTGCGATGCTAAAATGGACGAGCATATGTGGGAAATGATTATCAATGCGGTTTATACTGTAGATGAAGTAAACTACCACTTCCGCAAATACCATGGTGAGAGAAACGAAGACCAGTTCTCGATTGATGTTGAAAATTATGAAGTTCCATTAGAAAAATTCAGATTCGAGAAATAGCAACCTCGTCAGCGATGTAGCCAAAAAGGTCTTTCAAAACTCCCGGCGTAGCGTCCAGATTATTTGTGGTAATCGTGGACGCTATTTCTTTGCAGACAGAATGAAATTTGTCTTCTCCCATGAATGCACTCAAGTTTTTACCTGCTTCAATGTGTTGCTGAGCGTCCATTTGTTTTCACCTGCCTTTTCTCGCTTAAAGCGAATTTAAGTGCCAAAAAAAATAAAATCCGACGGGAAGCGATAAAGGCTCTCCATTTTTTTAACAAGCGTATAACTCGGCGCGCTTTTCCCATGCTCGTAATTTCTCAGCGTTGAAGCATCCACATTAAGCAGTCGCGCTGCCTCTTTTTGGGAAAGTTTCGCATTTACTCTAGCAGCTTCAAGAGTAATTTTAGGAAAGTCTGTTGCTTTCATCTATGTCACCTCTTTTCTGCGCTTATTATATCTCGCTTTAAGAGAGAAGTCAAGCTTAAAGATAATTTTTTTATTAAAATGCTTGATATATTCTCGCTTTTAGGATATAATACAAGCGAAAAGCGAGAAAGAGGAATGACTATGAAATATCAAGATACGCTGGATGCTGAAAAGCTTAGAAAAATATTCAGCAGGAACCTAAACCGCCTTCTGCAAAGTAATGGCCACAATAAGACTGAGTTAGCAAATTATATGGGCGTTTCAACATCTACCGTATCCGATTGGTGCAATGGTAATAAATATCCACGTATGGATAAAGTCGAAAAGATAGCTGCTTGGTTTGGAGTGTTAAAATCACAGCTCACCGAGGATGATACGCACAAAATTATTGAGGTTCCTGCTGGTTTCGAGCCTCTCCCTAAAATGGTTAAAATACCTCTCATTGGTGAAATTGCTTGTGGTACACCAATCCTCGCGGAGCAAAACGTTGAGGATTATATAGACTGCCCAGCGCTGTGCAAAGCCACTTTTGCTTTACAGTGCCACGGTGACAGTATGATCGGCGCTGAAATTCACGACGGCGACATTGTATTTATCCGAAAGCAATCAGAAGTTGAGAATGGGCAAATTGCAGCCGTGCAAATTGACGGCGGGGATTGCTACAACGCCACACTGAAACGATTTTATCGTACCGGTGATACTGTCACTCTTATGGCAGAAAACCCAAACTTTCCGCCGCTTACATTTCATAATGAAGAAATTAATCGAATTCACATTGCTGGACGTGCAGTTTACTGCCTGAGTAAAGTGAAATAAAAACAGCCACTCTCTCCTACTTGCGATAGGAAAGAGCGGCAAAGTGAAAAATCCCGGTCAGGAATCCTCCAATTAATATTATATATTTATGGCTAATTTTGTCAAATTAGAAGGAGGAGAATCATATGTTTTGTCCTTATTGTGGAAAAGACGCTGGAGACGCTAAATTCTGTCCGAACTGTGGGAAACCGCTTACTACTCAGCCTGCTCAACCGCAGCAGCCCGTGCAGCAACCAATGCAAGCGGCACAAGTCAAAGCAAAAAGAGTTATGACTATTAGGCACAATGCAGCGTACTTTGTGCCCATGGTAATAGTCCTTTTAGTCATGCTTCCATGCTTAATGATCCCAGATAATTCGTATAGGATTTGTCTATCCATCTTTTGCGTGATAATACTCGTAGGGTTTATTTTTAATTATCTAACTGCATCCCTTCGTTTTGATGGAAAAACTTTATCGGGGAAAAAGGGAGTTATAGTTAAAACAGTAATGTACTCTCCCGCTAGTAAAATACAGTATTGTAAACTTTCAAAATTTCTTTGGACTAATAAAGTAACAATTAAAGTTAGTGCTGAATCCGGTACTTATTCATTTAGCGATATGGCTAATGCAGAAAATTTTGTTCGCTATGTTAATGATGAAATTTCAAAATAAATAAAAAATCCGCCCTCTCCTACTCGCAATAGGAAAGAGCGGCTCACCATTAACTATATAATAAATCATACCAATTTTCAGGAAATCCGATACACCTTAGATCTATATATTCTTGATATTCATCAATTAAAACTTTCAAATTGTTCACAAAACTACTACTCCAATGGAATCTGCCTCGACAGAGAAGCTTAAGCACATAGATGTAGTCAAACAATTTTCGCCATAATTTATATGGACTATTTTTGGGTGTTACTGGGATTGCAGGAAAATCGAAAAAATACAATCTTGAATAATGCGCACAAAAATTTCTTAAATATGTAAGGCACATTAACCAACTGCTTACGTTTGTGTCAGTCGATTGAAAAAGACTTTTCGCGAGTGCCTTTTTATCTTCCCGTAATAAATCGTCATAGAAATATGACAATTCACCCATTGTAGAATATTCTATTATTACCCATACAGGAAATTTCCCATCATATTTTTTTATATGATGCTGCACAGCTGGTTGATTGCGGTTATTTGTTATATCCTTTTGAATATGCTCCAGAAATACATCATGCTTATGATAACCATTGTAATTCTTAGGATCAAGATACCCCAATGAACCATATTTATGGGCATGATAATAAGCAAGCTGCGTTCTTAGCATAAGTTCTAGCTCTTCAATTACTGGTGCCAAGATACCACGCATTTTTCTATCAAACTCATAGATCTCATATACTTTTTTAAAGCTTGTCCCAGCAACATATTCATCTTCACTAATTTTAAAAGGCAGAAAATAAGCTGTAAAGCGATAATAATTTATATGGTGTAATACTTTTATCGCTATATCATCGTTATTAATAATACAACCGCGTTTTTTTAGTTTCTGCAACTGCTCCGCATAAGTACTTGGCTGTTTTACGTCCATAATAAACCACCCAAATATAAAAATGTCCCCCACTGGGACACATCGCGCACATTGCTATGCGTGAGAGGTGCGGGGGGTCTCATTACTTACTATTATACACAGATGTAGTAAAAAGTATACTGCCAAATAGTTTAATTTCTTTGACTATACGGTAATTTTTCGCTGTTTAGCGTTATTTATCACCGTTTATCATATATTTTTAGAAATCCGCCCTCTCCTACTCGCAATAGGAAAGAGCGGCTCACCATCAGCAGGGCTGACAGTACGGTAATTACGCCATGATTATTGTACTCGTTCAGCCCTCAAAAATCAAGGAGGGCTATAATTATGCCTAAAAAGCAAAGCAAACCAGTTAGAAAACGTGTCTACCTCGGTAAGGGAAGCAACGGCAAGCCTATTTACAAAGCAGTCACTGGAAAAACAGAAGAGGAAGCCACTGAAAAGGCACTGCAAATAAAAATAGCACGGCGTAAAGGAATTGATGTTACAGCCGACCGGGACAGTTTTAAAAAATGGGCCGACCGCTGGTTGGCACTTAAACAAGGTGATGTTTCTGCCGGCCGCTATGATGTCTATTCTTATGCTGTCAACAAAATGGAACAGCTCTGGTATATTCCAATTATAAAAGTTTCGACCGGCGACATTCAGGACGTTATCAACGCGCTGGCGGAAAGCAACCCTCACACTGGCAAGCCCACAGCCAAAAAGACACTGATTGACGTCAAAAGCGCGGCAAAACAGATTTTTCAGTTGGCTATTGAGCAACGTGTGATTGAATACGATCCTGCCGAAGCCGTAAGGATTCCGCGGAAAGCCCCTCAGAGCGAGCGCAGGGCACTTACCAAAGAAGAGCAGCAATGGATTATAGACACACCACACAGGGCACAGCGCGGCGCTATGATTATGATGTATGCAGGGCTGCGGCGCGGAGAGCTGATTCCACTTTTGTGGTCTGATATTGATCTGAAAGCCAAAACGATCGACGTCAATAAATCTGTGGAAATTATTAACGGCAAATCCGTCCAGAAAGACGGCGAAGCCAAAACAGAGGCAAGTATTCGAACAATTGACATTCCGCAGCAACTTGTCGATTTTTTGACTTTTGAAAGAAAGAAAGACGGCATTACACCGGAAACCGAAGACACGCTCGTGATTCGGTCTGCGAAAGGCACGATGCTGACGGAAAGCGGATGGAAAAGACTGTGGGACGCATACTGGAATGTTTTGAATCTGAAATACGGTGATTTCACAGAATATAAAAAAGCCCATCCAGAAATTGATTTTAACAAACCGGAATCCGTCCATAACCCGCACGGAGTTCCGCCGATGATTCCGCCGATCACGGCCCACTGGTTGCGGCACACATTTGCAACACTTCTATATTTGGCAGGCGTTGACGTGCTCACTGCACGTGACCAACTTGGCCATGCAGATATTAAGACCACATTGGAAATCTACACGCATTTAGATAAAATTTATAAACGCCACAGTATGGACAGGCTGAGCCAATATATTTCCGGAGATAAGTCAGAAAAAGAATCAGGCGTAGAAGCCATGAGTTCAAGAGCCACATGA